AGCGAGATACACGAGCCGGGCCGCTCGGAGTCACGCTTGGCAGCGTAACCGCTCAATTCGGACATTATCGCAGGTAGGCGCATATGTCACCGCGTGACTTGCAGAGGTGGAATCATGGCTAACCTTGACGCGGTTTGCCACTATTGCGGCGAACCGATGTCCGCCAGCGTGGGCATCCAACCCAAGAAGTATTGCGGCCAGAATTGCCGCAAAGCCGCGAGCCGGGCACGCCAGAAATCCGGCGCTCAACCTGACCTGCGGGTACTGCCAGTGCTGCCTGCGACCGATAACGGCACCTGGCGGCTATCCGGCAAGCCGCCGGTGGAGCAACTCGAAACGCACATGGAGCGTATTGACCGGCTGCTTGATGATGCTCCGGTGATTGCGGCGCCGATGCTGGCGAAAACGTGGCTGGACGGGTTCAAGATTCTGCGCGAACTGGCGCCGGAGAAGGTGAAGGAGGGCGATCCGCTTGACCAGCTCGCCGCCGCTCGTGCCGCCAAGTTCCGATCCTAGAATCCGGGTGGCACCACCGGCTAAAACCAACTCTTGGCAGGAAGTGGCCGCCATCGCCGAGATTCTGGGCGTGAAACTTGACCCCTGGCAGGAATTGGTGCTGCAGGTGGCTTGCGGTGAACGGGCTGATTACCGGTGGGCGGCGAACGTCGTCGGATTATCGGTACCTCGGCAGAACGGGAAAACCCTGCTGCTCGCGGTTCGCGCGGTGTGCGGCGCGATTTTGTTCAATGAGCGCAAGATTATCGTTTCGGCGCATATGCAGGATACTGCGCGCGAGGTGTTCAATCAGATCAACGAGTGGATTGACGACGTTCCGGCTTTGGCGAAACGGATTGCCCCGGGCGGGGTGTACACGTCGATCACGCGCGAGGAAATCCGCTTCACCAACGGCGTCCGGATCGAGTTCAAGTCTCGGCGTAAGGGCCGTGGCCTATCCGGCGACCTGGTGTTGCTGGATGAGGCTCAGATTCTGAGCCGTGAGAGTTGGGCGAAGGTGAACTCGGCTCGTTCGGCTCGGCCTAATCCGCAGGCTTGGCTTACTGGTACGCCGCCGACTCCGCAGGATGATGGCGCGGTGTTCCAGGAGGTGCGGGATAAGGCTATTGCCGGTCAGGCGATGCGTGCCGGTCCCGTCGCGTACCTGGAATGGGCAGCCGAACCGGACGATGATCCGGAGGCGGAGGAGACTCGCGCCCGGGCGAATCCGGCTTGGCATACCCGGATCAACCTGGACGTAGTGGAATCAGAGTACGCCACCTACTCCCCCGGCCAGTTCGCCCGAGAGCGGTTGGGTATCTGGGATGAGGTTGTTGGCGTCAAGCCGTGGCGCATCATTGCCGAGCCGGATTGGCAGGCCGCCGCAGTTGATGCCGCTGGCGTGCCCGTCTCTGAGTTGATTGCCTACGGTGTGAAGTTCAGTTCCGACGGCGAACTGGTCGGCCTAGCGGTTGCGGTAAAGGACGACGACGGCCGGATCCACCTGGAATCGCTCGGCGTGGACATGATGCCCAGCGGCGCTAGGAGGCTCGTGCCGTGGCTCGCAGGGCAAGCCCAGCCGGTGGCGGTTGACGGGGCGAGTGGCGCCGGAGACTTCCGGAACCAACTGATTGCCGCCGGGTTGCCGCCGCGCAAAGTGGTGGTGCTCAAGACTTCGGAAGCGATTGACGCGCACGCGGGGCTACTGCGAGCGCTTGACGCGGGCGAGGTAACCCACTTTGACCAAGAGGGCGTGAACCTGGCCGTGGCGGCCCTGGCTCGCCGCAAGATCGGGCAAGGGTTCGGCTGGAAATCAGCGAACGACGACGTGGACATAACTCCGTTAGACGCCGTCACGTTGGCGCATTGGCGGGCCGAGCAGTTGAGAAACCCGCGCCCACGGAAGATGGAATGGAGGTAGCCCAATGCTTGAGGTTGAGGTACCCCTGGCAGATTCCGGCGTGATGACGCTGCCAACGAATATCGCATTAAGTGACCGTGCCCTAATCGGTTACCTGTGGTCACGCATGGAATCCAAACGGGCCATGAACCATCTTCGAGCCTCCTACTACGCGGGGAAGCGGCACCTTAAGCAAGTTTCCGACATTGTTCCCCCGGCCTATTACAACTTGAACTTGGTGCTAGGTTGGTGCGCCAAACCAGTGGATATGCTCGCCCAGCGGGTGAACTTGGATCGGTTCGCGTGGCCTGGCGGCGACCTTGACGACGTCGGGCTACCAGACCTGTTCGACGGCCAAGACTTGATCTCTGACCTCGACGCCGCGCAGGTAGCGTCACTGGTGCACGGGGTGACCTATCTGGTCAACGTACCAGGGTATCCCGGTGAACCGGCCAGCCAAGTGCACGCCTACGACGCGTTACGCGCCTACGGGCTATGGAATCAGCGCAGCCGACGCCTGGACGCCCTGCTCACAGTGGATGAGGTTGCCGACGGTCAACCAGTGCGGTTCGCGTTGCACACCCCCGGCAAGGTAACCGATTTCCGAGTGACCGCCACCAGTTACGACATTATCGAGCATGAAACCGGCTGGAATGAGGTGCTAGCAGAGCCGCTAGTGTACAAACCGCGTGTAGGTCACCACTTCGGGTATTCCCGAATCACGCGCGCCAGTATGGGCCTAACCGACGCCGCAATCCGTGCCCTGATTCGCCTAGAGGGTCACCTAGACATCTATTCCTACCCCGAGCTGTACCTGCTCGGCACGGACATGTCCATCTTCCAAAACGATGACGGCTCACTCAACGACCTAATGCGCGCCCGGATGGGCCGGATCAAGACGTTGCCAGACGATGATGTGACCGGTAACCGAATTGACCTCAAGCAGTTCCCGGCTGCTTCGCCGGAACCGCACCTTGCCGCCCTATCGGTTTACGCAAAACTGTTCGCCCGCGAAAACAGCCTGCCAGACACGGCTTTCGCGATAACCGATACCGCTAACCCCACCAGCGCCGAAGCCTACAATGCTTCGCAGTTTGAGTTGATAGCGGAGGCTGAGCGCACCGCGCGGCAATGGTCACGGCCTATCCGGCGCACCATTCAACGGGCTCTGGCCATCCAAAACGGATTCACCGAGATACCAACCGACTACCGCAAAATTGAGTGCCTATGGCGAGACCCGAGGTTCATGTCACGGGCACAAGAAGCAGATGCCGGGCTGAAAACCATTCAAGCCGCGCCCTGGTTGGCCGAAACTACCGTGGGCCTATCCATGCTCGGACTGTCGGAAACGCAGATAGACCTCGCCCTATCTGAGCGGCAACAAGCCGAAGATCGGCAACTAACCCAATCGTTGCTGGAACTGCCACCGCTACCATCGTGGCAACCGGAGCCTAACCATGGAACCGATTAAGGCAGAACAGTACGCCGCCGCTCAACGTCAAGCCTCCGTCGCCGCCCAAACGGCATACGCCTGGTGGCTAGAACTCAACCCTGGCGCCACTAAGTCCGAAATAATCACGGAAGCCGAACGGCTAATCGAAGTATTCGGCACCGTGGAAGCCCAAATTGCGTGCGTGTTTTACATGAATCAGCGTAGAGCCGCCGGGATTAACGATGGTTGGAGAATCCTGCCTTCAGACGGCTACCCACTGGAGCGGGTACGTCGCTGGCTGGAGACTGCCTACGACAACGCCGCACCCGACCTCGGGCTTAGGCAAACCATAGACCAAACCGTCAAAGCCTACGGGCGCCGGACAATCGCGCGCGGCAGGGGAACCTTCGATGAAAGTTGAACGTGACCCCGCTAATCCCCGGTGGGTACGCAAACCAGTTGGCCCCACCTGCGCGTGGTGCCTGAACCTCGCCGCCAACCTATTCAGCTCCGAGGCGAGCGCTGCGCGCTCACATGGTGACTGCGATTGTGTGATCATCATCCTGTTCCCCGGCGAACCTGACCCGGACTGGTTGGTATTCCTCCTCGGCATCGTTGCTGCCGCGAAACTGCTTGCTGGCGGTGATGACGCTAAGGATAAGGAAGTTTGCTACTGGCTTCGGCGGCTGCATCCGGAGTTAGTGACCGATGGTGTGGAACCTGAGTTAACCAGTGGCCAGATACGGGAGTATTTGGAACACAAATTTGGGATCCAATTTGAAGAAACCATAACCGACGCTGAACTTTCGTTCTACGCGAAGTTTGCCGCGTTAGGAAATCACTTCACGCCGATTCCGCGGAATCCGCCAGATGCAACTAACGACTTCTTTTGGCACGAGGTCGGGCTTGAAATAGATGTGAAATCACTGAAACCCTCGACACCAATTGACCTTAAGCACATTGCGCGACCAATTAACGACGAATTCAAGAACGCTGCTCGTTTAGGTAAAGAACCAGTCAAGTTTAACTTCATTGTAGATATTGGTGACCGACCTATCGGCGCGGAATTGCTAAATGAGTTGAGAGGCATAAATCACGATTATCCATATTTGGCAATTCAGAGATTATGGATTATGTCGTTCGGTCAACTAATTGAGGTTCCGATGACATAAAAACTGGTGAGCGCGTGCCCCACGGTTAGTCGGGTGCTGTCTCACCAGTAAACATAGCTTACCACGTTCTGCACCCGTTTCCAAACTGGTTGCGGGTTTCGTTTTACCTAAAATAGGAGGTGCCGTTTTGGCGACTGTGGAAATTGAGCAGGCTGAACTGGATCAGTTGCGGTCTGATTTGACTAAGTCGCAGGCCGAGGTGGCCCGTGGCGCTGAGGTGGCTAAGCAGCAAGAGGCTCTTAAGACTCAGGCGCTGAAGCAGGTCGAGGTGTTGCAGGCTGACCATGCTAACGCGAAAGACGCTCTGGGCCGGGCCGAGGCTGCCCGGGCGGAAGCCGAGTTGCTGAACCTTAAGAATGAGGTTGGCTGGCAAAAAGGTGTGCCCTGGAGTGCTACGCACCGGCTGGTTGGTTCCACCCGTGAGGAGTTGGAAGCCGACGCCGACAAATACTTGGCCGAGTTCCCGAAACCGGGCCAGGAGCATGATCCGGGGATACCGCCACCTGGCGGGGTGCGGTTTGTGGAAACCCGTGCCGCCGGTGACCCGTTTTCAGATTTCTTGCGGGAACAACTCGCAAAGAACAAGAAACCCTAGACAGGAGAGATGGAGATGGCACTGACCCGAAATGTCGGTAACAGCGTGTTCGGCTTGGCTGAACTGGAGTTGCCGCCACATATCATCCGTCCGTGGCTTGACGGTATCGCTTCCGAATCGGTGGTTGGCACCTTGGCGCCCCGTATGCCGATGGCGTATGGGGAGTCTCAGTGGTTCCAGTTCACTGACCATGAGGCTCAGTATGTTGGCGAGGGCCAGGCGAAAGCCGGTTCCGATGTCAACGTGAAAACTGGGTTTATCCGTCCGTTCAAGTTCCAAAAGACGGTGCGGTTCCCAGTTGAGCAGTTGTGGCGCGATGAGGCGTACCAGTTGGGTATGGTTCAAGAGATTCTCACCGATATGGTGGCAGCTCTGGGCCGCGCCCTTGACCTGGGTGTGATTCATGCAATTGACCCGCGAACTGGTATCAGCGTTGACCGGATGGATCCGGCTCTGCACAGCGCCCCGGCTGTTGTTGACCTGGCTGGACGCCCTGCCTATGCCGGGGTGGACGACGCCATCCAGCGGGTGTT